TTCGTATTCCAGCGGGTGATCTTGATATAACGCTCGACTAGTGGCCTACAGAGCGTCATATGGTGCTGGTACTTATGGCACCGCCTTATATGGTGTTACTGGAGCTATAAACGGCTCTACTAAGGTTGTATTTCGCCCGAGCTACGGAAAAGAAACTTACGGCACTTCAACGTATGGCAGCCAAGGCAATGAAACGTGCAATTTATCTGTAACTTGCTCTGCCCAGGTTATACGAGATGGCGCGGCAGCAATCGCGTCTACTTTATCTGTTAGCGTCGTTGACCCAGATACAGTTAACGATGCAAGTGTTACAATTACTCTACAAAGCGCAACGGTTAGCGTTGCAGAAGAATATGTCGCAAGCGATGGATTTAGACCTGGCTATGGTCTAAAAACCTACGGCACAAGCATCTATGGCAGAAACGACAGTATAGAGCAAAGCACAGCAACAATTGCCATTACTGCGACTATGACGGTTGGCTCCAATCCACAGTTTAACGCACAAGCTACAATAGCTTCAACTTTAACAACAACCGCAAGCGCAGTGTTTAGCGTAACAGGATCAGCCGCGACAACCTCTAGCCTGTCTTTATCTACGTCTGTCAAACGTGTGTTGCTTGGCAGTTCAACGTCAAGCATTGCTCTTACGTTAGCAACTACAGCCATAGAAAAGTGGGAGCCAATCGCAGGCACGCCGGAAACGTGGACGCCAGTTTTAGCGACGAGCGAAACTTGGACGCCGATTACAGATTCACGCGCTGCATAGAATTTTGGAGCTACAGCTAAACTGTGCGATAATTGCCTTAACGAGCTACGGCGCTTGTTTCCCTTACATTGATGGAAAAGTGTGCGTGGCAAAAACGTAACTGAGGAGTTTATTTATGCCAACTAATACGACAACTTATTCATTACAAAAACCTACCGTTGGGGGAGATGAGGACGCCTGGGGTGGTTACATTAACAGCAACCTTGACGCTATTGATGATCTACTAGACGGCACAACTCCTGTTACGGGCATAGACATAAATAGCGGCGCAATTGATGGAACGGCCATTGGCGCAAACTCCGCAAGCACTGGCGCGTTTACAACCATTGTTGGCACGACGTTAAATTTAAGCACGGGCCTTGCCGCTGACATAAGTACCAACGGTTACGACATTGTTACTACGTCTAACGCGAACTTAGACCTGGCACCGCACGGCACGGGTAAGGTTGTCGTTCGAGGCAATACAAACTCAGGCAAGATTGTTTTAAACTGTGAGAACAATAGCCACGGCGTTACCTTGGCAAGCCCACCGCACAGCGCGAGTGCAACCTATGAAGTGGCGTTGCCAAATGCTCTAGGTTTAACAAATGCAAGCGCGGTCGTTACGTCTGACGCAAATGGCGTCGTTGGATTTGACAACGGTACGACTGAGGAAAGCACGGCGATCACATCATCGAGCAACGCGGCCACAATTAACCTGCGCGACGGTAACGTGTTCACGCATACACTCAGCGAAAACGTAACTTACACCTTTAGCAACCCGGCGGCGTCCGGGCGAGCCAGCGCATTTATTTTAAAGGTCACGCAAGACAGCTCTGCAAGAACAATCACATGGCCGGGCAGTGTTGATTGGGCGGCTGCGACTGCTCCAACTTTAACTGCTACGTCGGGCGGCGTTGATGTGTTTGCTTTTATCACAGTGGACGGCGGGACAAATTATTACGGGTTTACCCTCGGTCAGGCGATGGGATAGCAACATGACAGTATCGAAAATAGTAGCGGCCGCAGCTTCTGGCGCAGGTAGTGATCCTATAGATGTAGATGACGTATTTAATACATTTGTATGGGAAGGAACTGGTTCTGCAAAAACAATAACTAATAATATCGACCTAAGTGGCGAAGGTGGTTTGGTTTGGGTTAAAAAACGTAGTGGTAGTTCAAGTCATACTTTTCAAGATACAGCAAGAGGTGCAACAAAACACATTAGGTCAAATGCTGATAGTTCTGAAGCTACAGAAGCTCAAACAATAACGGCATTTAACTCTAATGGTTTTACTCTTGGCACAGATGATATTGTTAATGCCAGTGGTTCTGATTACGCAGGGTGGACTTTTAGAAAATCAAAAAAGTTTTTTGACGTTGTTACTTATACAGGTACAGGAAGCACCAGAACACTTAGTCATAACTTAGACTGTGAAATTGGTCAGATTTGGATTAAATGCACATCAAGTGCATATGATTGGAATGTATTTTCTAAAGGTGTTGCTGGATACATGAGCCTACGCTTAACAGATGGTGAGGCAGGTTCTACTGGAACAACATTTTTTAACAATGCAACAACTACTCAATTTACACTTACTGGTGGCGGCAATACTATTAACGCTTCAGGTGAAACTTATGTAGCTTATCTTTTCGCTCACAATAATAATAACGGTACTTTTGGCCCTGATGGTGATCAAGATATTATTAAAGTTGGAACTTATACTGGTGATGGAAATGCTACTGGTGCATTGCAAAACTTAGGATTTGAACCTCAGTTTGTAATAATTAAAAATACAAATTTAAATACCGAAAGATGGCATGTATACGATCATACCAGAGGTATGCACCATGAGCGCAACGATTATTATTTGATGATGGATGTAGGCAATGCAGAATTAAATCACGAAACTATACAGCCCGAGCCAACTGGTTTTAGACCAATGACTAGTGATGATAAAACTAATGGTAGTGGTAGGTCTTATTTGTATATGGCAATACGTAGAGGCCCACTCGCTGTGCCAGACGATGCTACTAAAGTTTTTCATCCAAGTACTTATGTTCATCCAGATAACAATGTACCCACAGGTTTTGATGCTGATCTTAATATCAATGCTCTTATTACATCAGGATATGAGAGATATGTTTTAACTAAAATGTTAAGTCATTATAATTTACAAGCTAATACTAATCTTTCAGAAACTAATCAAGGGTCAGGAGTTAAGTGGTTTGATACTAACAGTAATACTGTTAATTTAGATGATTCTTGGTGGAGCACTAATACTAATTTAGTTAGTTGGTCTTGGAGACGTGCACCTTCTTATTTAGATATACGTGCTTACGTGGGCACAGGAAGCGCAAGAACAATAACTCATGGCCTTGGAGTACAACCTGAGATGATATGGATAAAGCGTAGAGACTCTGGTCAAAATTGGGGTGTATATCATAAAGGTTTAAACAGTGGCACCGATCCAGAAGATTATGCTTTAGAGTTAAACAGTACCTCTGCAGAATTTAATGTCGAACATTATTTTAATGATACTGCACCAACATCATCAGTTTTTACTGTGGGCACTCATAGTGTTGTTAACTACAATACTGCATTTTATGTAGCCTATCTTTTTGCTACAGCACCAGGTGTATCTAAAGTTGGAAGCTATACAGGAGATGATACTGATGGTCGAGTTATAGACTGTGGCTTTAGTAGTGGTGCTAGGTTTATTCTTCATAAATGTGTAAGTCACTCTCAAAGTTGGTTTCTATTTGATTCAGCAAGAGGAATTGTTGCAGGGAATGATTCTCGTTTAAAATTTGATACAAGTGAGGCTGTAAACACAAGTTATGATTACGTGGACCCCAGTAACTCTGGATTTATTGTAAACAATACAAATGGTGACTTAAACTCCTCTGGACGTAGATACATTTTTTATGCTGTCGCATAATCAAACTCATTGAGAAAGGATCAATCGAATGGGTGAATATCGTGAGAGAACAACAGGCGAAGTTAAAACGCAAGGCGAGTGGAGAGCAGTCTTTAAAAATATGTCTCTGCCACAAGTGTGGAGTAGTGGTGTTTGCGATGCAATGAATTTAGACCCAGTGCTACCATCTCCCCCTGCTACAACATCAGCATATCAAACAAGTGTGCGTGATGGTGTTGAGCAAGACAGCAAAGGCAACTGGGTTGAGAAGTATGTAGCTAAAGATATGTTTGCTGATACAACTGTAGATGGTAAAACAACTACAAAAGCAGAGCATGAAAAAGCATACCAAGCAACACTAGATGCTAACACCGCAGCTAGCCATAGAGCCACCAGAGATGCAAAGCTTGCAGAGACAGACTTCTACGCGTTGTCAGACGTTACAATGTCGAGCGAAATGCAGTCTTTCAGGCAATCGTTGAGAGACATTACCACGCACAAGAACTGGCCTAATTTAGAAGATGCTGACTGGCCTACCGCGCCGTAATTATACAAGTACTAGATACTATGTTATTTTGTAGGTGTAACGAAAACGTGAGGCGTGTATGGCACTTGTAGACTTGAAAATCCCTCCAGGCGTTTATCGGAATGGTACGGATTTACAAGGCGAAGGTCGATGGCGTGACGTCAACCTCGTTCGTTGGCATGACGGGCTGATGCGACCTGTTGGCGGTTGGCGTAAGAAATCAGCCTCCGCGGCCGCAAGTAAGCTTAGGGGCATGCTCTCTTGGTCTGACAATAGCGCAAATAGATATATCGCCGCCGGAAGTTACAACAAACTTTACGCTTACAATAACGCCGGGACGCAATACGATATTACGCCAGTTGGATTAAGCGCGGGTCGAGAAGATGCAGCCGCCTTTACTGCATATGGTAGCGGTTTCTACGGCACCCTAGCTTATGGCGTAGCAAGACAAGACACAACAAACATACTGCCTGCAACGGTTTGGCATTTGCAGCCTTGGGGAGAGCGTTTGTTAGCTCAAAATGCAGATGACGGTAAAATATATGAGTGGGCCTTAAATACTGGCACCCCGGCAGCTCTGTTAAGCAACGCCCCGACAAACAACGAAGCGATCTTAGTGACTGACGAGCGTTTTGTTTTTGCGCTTGGGGCTGGCGGTAATCCGAGAAAAGTTCAATGGTCAGACCGAGAGGATAATAACACCTGGACGCCTGCCGTCACTAATGAATCAGGAGATTTAGAGCTGGCGACGACTGGCTCAATTATGGCTGGCGTAAACGTGCGCGGCCAGGCTCTTATTCTAACGACCAGAGACGCCCACGCCGCAAGTTACCAAGGTCCGCCATACGTTTATGGCATAGAACGTGTCGGGACATCGTGCGGCCTGGCGGCTGCGCTGGCTTGCGTGGTTGTTGATGCGGGAGCTGTGTGGATGGGTGTGAACTCTTTTTTTGTTTACAACGGAAGCTCAGTGAGCGAGCTAAACAGCGAAGTTAGCGATTACGTGTTCAACGATTTGAACAAAGCGCAAATTTCTAAAGTATTCGGCGTTTCCAACAGCCTCTACAACGAGGTCTGGTGGTTTTACCCCAGCTCGAGTGCAACTGAAAATGACCGATACGTTGTGTACAACTACTCAGAAAATACGTGGTACATCGGTAATTTAGATCGCACCGCTGGCGTGGATCGCGGCGCGTTTCGTCAACCGATGTTTGTCGATGCCGATGACAGATACATTTACGAGCATGAGGTCGGCTTTGA